CAAAAGAAAGATTACCTTTGACTGCTTCTCAAGATGATGTTATAAATCTTATACCTGATTTTATAAACTGGTTAGGAGAGTGGTAGTAGACATGAAGATTGTTACACACGCAGAGCTTCTAAAGTTTAAGAATACATATGAAGGTGATATGTATAGAGACAAGGTGACCATGCAGGTTACCTTTTTACCTAATGATAATGTAGCCGTATCATTTGGTGAGTGTACTAACGGCTATGAAAATCTTTTAAAAATTAATTAGGAGAAGTATCTTATGAAAACTATTGACGGTATCCCTGAAATCATCGAAGGCATTGCATTCTATGCACACGTTGATACACCAGTAGCTGACTTTAACGAATCAAAAGTTCCGGGCAGCGGTAAGTTTGGATGGGAAGTTAATGTTGCAGTAAGCGACGAAGTCTTTCGACAGTTTCAAAGGGCTGGTTTCAATGCTGGTTTGCATGAGGCAGGCTCACGTAAGTACACACCTGATCCTGTTATCACATTCTATAAGTGGTCATCTAACTTTAATGGTACGCCAAACATGGCACCTATTGTTGTTGATACAGAAAAGAAACGTGTAGATTATAAGATTGGCAACGGTTCTAGGGTTGCTATACAGTGGACCCCTCTTACTTATGGTAAGGTTAAGAGGATTAAGAGGCCTAGCATGAATGCTGTACAGATTCTGGATCTTGTAGAGCAGGGCGATGGGCAAGGAACATTCACAGAAGATAGGATGGCATTTTAAATATGAGTAAATTCACATATAAAAACGACGATGGTTTGTATGATGTAGAGATGTTGAGTGAAGAAGCCAAGGTCACCTTTAATTATTTAGTTGAGATTGAGAAAGAGCTTTCCTCATTGAATAAGCGAGCAAGTGTACTGATGGCAGCTAAGCTAACCTTCACAACAACAATGAACAACAACCTAGATGAGAAGGCTTTAGTAACAACAGAGGATTAAAAGATAATGGCATTTGCTAAAACGCATCAACCATGTCCTTTATGTCCTAGCACAGATGCACTCTCTATCAATACTGATGGGAGTGCATTTTGTTTTTCGTGTAATGGATACATAAAGAATCACATACAAACAAACAACAGAGATAACAGCATGTCTATTCAAATAGCTACACCCCCTGCTCACTTAGAAAGTGATGGTCAGTTTGCTGCATTAAAGGATAGAGGTATTTCATTTGAAACTGCTAAGAAGTATGGCGTTAAGGTAACACATGATAGTGCTGGTGATATCTTTAAACATATCTACCCGTACTATGGCGACAACGATATCATTGCCTACAAGACTAGGTTTGTAAATAACAAAGACTTTAGGTGGCAGGGTATATCAACACAGTCAAAGCTGTTTGGTGAGCAGCTGTTTAAACAAGGTGGTAAGTTTGTCACGCTTGTAGAAGGGGAGTGTGATGCTATGGCAGCTTATGAACTGCTTGGATCACAGTGGCCTGTAGTCTCCGTTAAGAATGGTGCAGGCGGTGCAGAAAGAGATGTTAAGGATAACTTAGAATTCCTCGAAAGCTTTGGTACTGTTGTCATTGCTTTTGATATGGACACTGTAGGTAAGGAAGCAGCAAGGCGTGTGGCTAGGCTGCTGAAGCCGGGTAAGGCAAAGATAGTTACACTGCCTGAAGGGATCAAGGATGCTAACGATCTACTGAAAGCTAATGGCCACAAGCGTTTTGTACAATGCTGGTGGGATGCTAAAACTTACACACCCTCTGGTGTTTTAAGTGTTTCAGAAAACAGAGATAAGTATAAGAACAGAGAGAAGAAAATATCTTTTCCTTTTCCTTGGCAAGGTCTTAACGAAAAGCTAGAGGGCATTCGCTTAGGAGAACTCATAACCTTAACAGGTGGTACAGGTCTTGGTAAGTCTAGTGTTACTCGTGAGCTTGAGCACTGGCTTGTTAAAACCACTGACCACAATGTAGGTGTGATAGCCCTCGAAGAAACATTTGAAAGGACTGTTGATGGTATCTTATCTATCGAAGCTAATGCCAAGCTACACATCGAAAGAATAAGAAGTCAGTACACAGAAGAGGAGCTTGATAACTTCTTCGATATCATGTACGACAAGGATAACTTCAACCGTGTTTGGATTCATGCTCACTTTGGAGCTAATGATATTGATGCTATCTTCAGTAAGCTACGCTTCATGATTATTGGTTGCGACTGTAAGTGGGTAGTAATTGATCACTTGCACATGCTTGTATCAACCACGATAGAGGGTGACGAAAGGCGAGCCATTGATGCTATCATGCACAGACTGAGAACTCTTATCGAAGAGACAGGTGCTGGTATTATATTAGTCTCTCACCTACGTAGGATTGACGGTAACAAAGGTCACGAGAATGGAGTAGAGACTGGGCTTAGTCACTTGCGAGGTTCACAAAGCATAGCTCAGCTATCTGATTGTGTTATCTCACTTGAAAGGAATCAGCAATCAACTGACCCTATCGAAGCATCGACAACCCGTGTACGTGTTTTAAAGTCTCGCTACACTGGTGACGTTGGTCTTGCTACACACTTACAATATGACAACGATACAGGTAGACTATCTGAGGTTGATATGAGTGACATACAAGTATCAGGTTCAGAAAACAATATCCCATTAGGCTTTGAATAAAATGACCAGACTTGTTTTTGATGTAGAGACTGATGGATTAGATGCTACTTGTATCTGGTGCATTGTAGCGCAGGATGTAGAGACTAAGACTATCTATACCTACGGACCTACACAGCTGGAAGAAGCCTGTGACTTTTTAGAAAGCGCAGATGATTTAGTAGGGCATAACATTATTGGTTTTGATATACCTGTCATACAACGAATAATGAATAGACCTGACTTTGCTAAGGATAAGAATGTAATAGATACATTGGTACTATCTAGGCTATTTAATCCTACTCGTGATGGTGGTCATGGTCTTGCTAGGTGGGGTCAACTCTTAGGCTTTCCTAAGCTGGCCTTTAAAGAGTTCGATGCTTACACAAGTGAGATGCTTACTTATTGTATACGTGATGTAGAATTAAACACGGCTACATATTTTAAACTTCGTGAGGAAAGTCGCGGCTTCTCTCTTGAGTCTATAAAACTTGAGCAGGATGTGGCTGCTATTATGAAGAAGCAGGAAGAGTATGGCTTCTATTTTAATTTCAGGAAGGCAGAGCTTCTGTTGGCTGAGATTAGAGAAAGGATGCAGGTAGTCGAGGAGGAAGTAACCAGTGTCTTTCATCCTAAGATTATTAAATTACAACTCTTCCCTCGCTATAACAAGAATAAAACTATTGCAAAGACTGCTGAAGATATTAATAAGAAAGGCGTCAGGTTAACAGAAGAAGAGTACGCTCTCTTTCACGAGAAGAACCATGCCTATCCATTAAGTATCACGAGGACAACATCAATAGAACTTAACCTTGGTTCTAGGGTTCAGATTGGTGAGTACTTGCAGGACTTTGGTTGGAAGCCTACAGAGTTTACTGTAAACAATAGACCTGTAGTTAACGAGAAGACACTGAGTCAGATAGAAGGTATACCAGAAGCTGAGTTAATCAAGGAATTCTTTCTGCTTCAGAAGAGAGACGGACAGATTAAATCATGGTTAAAGTTCCTTGAGGATGACGACAGAGTACATGGCTTTGTTATACCTAATGGTACTATCACTGGCCGCATGACGCACCTAAGCCCTAACATGGCACAGGTTCCTAATGCTGGCTCAAAGTACGGAGTTGAATGCAGATCCTGCTGGACTGTACCTAAAGGCTATAAGCTGGTGGGTATTGACGCATCTGGATTAGAACTACGTATGCTTGCACACTACATGAACGACGAGGTCTATACACATGAAATCATTAACGGAGACATTCATACCACTAATCAAAAACTTGCAGGACTTGAATCAAGAAATCAGGCAAAGACTTTCATCTATGCACTCTTATACGGAGCCGGAGATGCAAAGCTTGGAAGTGTGGCTGGAGGAGGTGCAAAAACTGGAGCAAAACTTAGAAAATCATTCTTTGATAATCTCCCATCATTTGCACATCTTAAAGATAAAGTTAGCGGAGCAGCTGCAACAGGTCATCTAAAGAGTATAGATGGTCGCAAGATATATATCCGTAGTGAACATGCAGCACTTAACTCTCTGCTACAGGGGGCAGGTGCAATCACTATGAAGAAAGCATTGGTTATCTTAGCTGATAAGATCAAAGATATAGATGCTCACTTTGTAGCCAACGTACGCGATGAGTGGCAGATAGAGGTCATAGCAGAACACGCTGATCTAGTAGGCAGACTAGGTGTCGAGTCTATTATAGAAGCTGGTAAAGCTTTAAAACTTAACTGCCCTCTTAATGGTGAATATAAAATAGGAGATGACTGGAGTGAAACACATTAATAAAAAGAGCTTATGTTTTTGTGCTGAAGTAGAAGAATATCTTCCCATACGATATGATTTGAAATTAAAAAAATATGTACCTTCAGACCCTTCTGATGAATGGGAGACATGGGAGGAGCATTATTTTGAAGATAGTCCTCCTTACACTCTTAGTATAGGTAGTCATTCTTGCTCTATAACCACCCACTGGAGACACCCTAGTGAGGAAGAGTTTGAAGACAGCGACCAGATTTGTTTTTATTGCGCCAAAAAAATGGTAAAAAATAAAACATCAAAGGAGCATTTCTAATGAAACACACTGACACACAAGAGATTAACCCTAAGACAGGTAAGCCTTACTATTACAAAGATAACCCGGAAGCACATGCGCTAAGGAATAAAAAAAGGATGTTCATCAAAGGTAAGTATGTATCTATCAATCATATTTTACAGAAGCCGGGGCATTATAAATCTTTTCAAGAGGCTGCCTTTGAATCTTTGCCAAAGTATAAACTAACCAAAGAAGGTTACGTCTATATCTTATCTAACCCAGCATGGAAAGACTGGTACAAGGTAGGGATGGCTGCTGACGTTAACGATAGGTACAACAGCTATCAGACAACCACACCACTACGTGATTTTAAACTGGAGCATTATATTGCTACAAATGACAGGCGCGTAGCAGAAAGAAAGATACATTCTAAACTTAAAAAAATAGCTAATAATGTAGCAGGTGAGTGGTTTAATGTGCTACTATCAGAAGCAGTACAGGTTTTAAATGAACACACAGACGAGACAGCTAATGACAAAGAAATCAAACACCAAGGCGAACTTAACTTTAGATACTTTAGTAACTGATATCTATAAAGCATTATCAAATCTATCCAAAGGAAAAGCACTAAAGATATCTGATGAGTACATAGACGAGTTTGGTGAGAACATAAAGAAGGCTGTCAGAAGCTGGGCACTGCCTCACAAGCAGTCAACTGGTTTAAGGATGTCTAACATAGGTCACCCAGCAAGGAAGCTGTGGTACGAGTCTCGTGTGTCTTTAGCAGACAAACAAAAGCACATGCCTGATGAAGCTACACATATTAAGTTCTTGTACGGACACTTGTTAGAAGAACTGCTTGTGCTATTTGTTAAGATGTCAGGTCATGTTATAACTGATCAGCAGAAAGAAGTGACTGTTAATGGTATTGTAGGTCACATGGATTGTAAGATAGATGGTGAGGTTGTCGATATTAAAACAGCATCTAGCTTTGCATTTAAAAAGTTTAGTACTGGCTCACTGGTACACGATGATCCCTTTGGTTATATCGCACAGCTAACAGCTTATGAAACTGCTGAAGGCACAGAAGACGGTGGCTTCTTAGCTATCAATAAAGAGTCCGGTGAGTTGGCCTTGTTCAGGCCGGGACCATTTTCAAAACCTGA